GTCATCCACCTTGTTCGGACTTGTTCCACCCACCTCAATTCCAGCACCGACAGTCCACATGCCCGGCAACCATTCGTCATCGTCCTTCGTGGTCTGAGCTGGTCGTTTGCCTTCGTCCAAGATTGTGATGTATGGGAGTGGCGTGTTGTCCTGCTCGTCGGGCGCGACCTCGAAGCAGGTAGATTTCACACGACCACCAACCACCTGCATCAGTTCTGAATTGGCCGTGATGGCATCGAAGAATATCTTGTCGAGACGTAGCATGTCTATCAGTTTGACTTGTTATACATTTCCTTTTTCTCCCCTCTGGGTGGGGAAGGTGTGGCTTTCACTTCACACCCTCCCCGAAGGAACTATCCCAGAAAGAAGAGCGCAAAGAGTTAATAGTCAGAAGAGCTTGCGGGCTCAACCAGCTTGATGAGCTTGAAGGCCTGAGGCTTGCCGGAGGTGTTGCCGTTGACCTTGCTGGAGAGCTCGGTGAGAGAGAAGTCGGTGCTCACGCCTACGACAACGGTGCCACGGTCGAAGTTGGCCGAAGAAACGCCGTCGATGTTGAAGCGGAACTCGCCGTGCTGCTGCATGGCCAGATAACCCCAGTGACCGATACCGATGTAGCGTACAGGAGTGTTGCCTACCTTGTCGCGGCTTGGCTCGCCGTTGGAAGCGATAGAATAGTCGATGTAGCGTGAAACCACGAGAGGATAGCCCACTACCTGACCGTCCTGAACCACGGTGCGGTCTCCAGTCAGGCCTGGGATGAGCTTCTTGAACTTCAGCCTGGTCTCGACCACCTTATCCATGATGAAGGTGGGGATGCCCTCAAAGCCGAGGTCGTACATCTCAGCAGCCTCGATAGCGAGGTTCTCGCCGATGTTATCGTCCAGAGTCAATTCCTTGGCGGTCATGCCTGCGAACGGACCCTTCAGGGTTTCATACGAACCATGAGCGTACACGAAGAGAGCCTTGAAGATAGCCCAACCCTTCTGCATCTTGTAGTTGATGAAACCGATGATGTCGAAGGAGGCGTTGTCGATGGCACGGTGAGAGACGGCTACGCTGGCAGCGATACGCTGGAGCACGGCCTGAATGTTGGTGAAGTTGATGCCCTGCTCGCTGACCTTCTGAACCTCACCGTTGATGGTGAACTTCACGTCGTCTGTGCAGAACGGCCAAATCTCGTTGCCAACAACGCCCATTTGCATCTTCAAGTCGTTGGGGAGTTCGAGACCTTCAACCTTGGTGTCGATAATCTCGTTAATCTTCAGAGGAATCAATCTGCCTGCTTCGAGGTTGCCGTACTCGTTTTGGTCGTCACCAGTGGTCACGGCATTGCCGAGAATGGTGGTGGCGTTGCTACGCTCCTTGGCGCACTTCTTCAGCATTTCACGCAGCTTTGCAGCCTTGTCCTCATTGCTGCGCATGTGGTTCAGCTCGTCATCGCTGGCCATAGCCTTTGCGCGGGCACTGAGACCTGCTGATTCACGCACGAGTGCGTCATACTTGGCGGCTTCGTCATCAGTAAACTTGATGTCGCCACCGTTAGCTTCACGGGACTGCTTTTCCAGCTTGTCCATTTCCTCCCAGATAGCGCACTGACGCTCCTGGATTTGAGTCTTTGTCATTTTTGCCATGATAAAAACGTTTTTATAGGGTTAATAAATAAGTTGTTCGATTTCTTCTGCTGTGCGCAGACGACGGGCACGCAGACGCATTGAACGGGTCTCGCGGAAACGCTGCTCTTGCTCTTCCAGCTCGCGGGCTTCACGCGCTTCCTTCTCAGCGTTGGTCTCGCCGCCGTTGGCTTCGCGCTCCTGCTGTTCGCGGGCTTCCTTCTCGGCATTGGTCTCGCCGCCGTTGGCCTCACGTTCTGCCTTCTCGCGGGCCTCGCGCTCTTCGTCGGTCTCGCCCTTGTCATCGGGGGCGTCGTGGCCGTCGGGGCCATCGTCGCGCTTGTCGTTCTTATCGCCACACTCACGCTTCAGCTGCTCCTCAATCGCCTTGTCGATAGCCTCCGACTGTTCGCGGGTGGCTACTGAGGTCTGCTCATAGGCAGGATGTGTCACGATGCTCACGTCAAACAGGCCATTGATGCGCTTGACGTGGCGCAGCCATACCTCCTTGCCGTCTTCCACGTCGTTGGTGCGCTCGTAGCTGACACCATTCTCCGTGTCCTCGTAGTCGTCAGAGAAGGCGAAGCTCATGCCGGTGATGTCGCCACGGCGGATCAGCTCCAGCATGTCGTTGGCATTGTTCGTCTTGGGGAGCTCACAGCGGCAGTCGATGCCGTCGCCGCGCATCTCCAGTTTCAGGGTGTCGCGCTCAGGGTTGTTGCGGTAACGACCCAGCACGTTCACCACGTCGCTGTTGTGGTTCAGGTTGAGAACCACGTCGGACTTCTGGAGCAGTTCGCGGCTGATGCAGCCAGGTTCCAACACCTCATAGACCTTGCGGGTGCTCGACCAAGGTGTCAGGTTCACCGAGCGAACGCCAAAGATGATTGGGCGACCCTCAATCTCGCGGCTCTCCGTCTGTCCCTCCTGTGGCTCGCGCAGTTGCAGGCCGCAGGTCTCAATGGGGATGAATCTTGTCTGTTTCATATTCTCGTTTTACATTTGAAAATGTTATCTACTATGCGGGCGAAATAGTGTTTGGGGTTTACTCGCAGTCTATTTGCCTAATTCGCTCTCGGCAAATATGGATGATCTTCTCATAGTCCATTTTGCGCGTATCAGTTGCCTTGTGACGGAGCACTCGCTTGATGATGTCGGCATCCCACGGGTTCAGTTGATATTCCTGCCATATCGCCCAAGGCTGAATGATGTGCTTGGAATAATCGCTGGCTCCTACATTCATATCCCTAACATCGTTTGGGATGATGCCTAACTTTTGCAACCTGTCGAACAGGTCTTTTGGTATCTCTACTTTCTCCATCGTCATACTCTCGCTGGGTTTACTGCGCGATGCACACGGCTTTCGCGCTTCTTTCTCTGCTGTTGGATTTCGCGCTCCAGAGCGTCGATTTCCTCTTTTGTCGGGTTCGGTGTCATACTTTGCTATATTTTATCGCTTGGGTTTACTATACTCAACCGTTTGGGGTTTCTATACTAAACCGCTGCGGTTTTCTATACTAACTTCATGCGGTTTGCTATACTAACTTCATGCGGTTTGCTCGCCCTCCTTTGGCGGTTCTCCAACGGTGTAGTTGCCGGGCTTCAGCTGCTGGGCAGCGTCGCTCTTGGCGATGAGTGCTTTCAGCGTCATGAGGTTGGCACTGGCCATTGGTACGTCGCCGTCTTCCACGGCTGGCATGTCGAAGTCGCGGCGTGCTTCGTTCACGGTGCAGAGTCCTGCCTGCATCTTCAGCTGTGCCACCTTTGCACGGCGTTCGGGGTCCATCACCATCAGCGGGTCTTCGCAGATGTGGATGCGTCGCACGCCGTAGTCCTTGAAGCCGATCAGCTTGCGGGCAATCTCCTTCTCGTTGCCGTTTTTCTGCGGCAGGATGGTTCGCGTGTGGAACTCCATCGTGGCGTTCTGATAGTCGTTGTAGTGCGAGTTGGTGTCGAGCATCACCAGCGGGCGCGGCGTACCAAAAAATCTTGCCGCGTCGTCGTTCGTGCCGCCCAGTTGCTCAAACATCTGCATGTCCTGACTGGTCATCGACAGGTTCTGGAACTGTTCAAGGCCGTGCATCGACACAATGTCCTGACCTGTGTAGAACATCCGCTGCATGTCCTGTGCGGTCTTCTGCACCTCGCCCTGGTTCAGCAGTCCGAAGGCGAGCGTGCCTTGGCCTTGTGTGGGTTGTTTCTCCGAGATGATACCCTTGATGCGCCCACCCTTTGCGGCTGTCTCTAAGGACTGCTGCTTGATGGTACGGTTCAGTGCCAGCGTCTCGTTGGCATACTGAAGCGTCGGGATGCCCCATCCGTTGGGGTAGCGGAAGGTATTCGGGAAGTGCATCACCTCGGAGGCTGGCACGTTGGTTTCCGTCACGTAGCCGTGATCGGTGAGATACACAATGCTGGCGTAGGTGGCATTGTTGATGTTATACCCGCATTCTTTTATGAGCCACAACTGAGCGGGGAACCCGAACTCGTCGCGCTCGATATAGACGAAGGCATTGCCGTAGAGCAGTCGGTTTATCTCCACCAGTCGCCACATGTCGGCAGCGGTCATAATAGGGTTCGGCTCTTCCTGCAACAGATAGTTGATGCGCTTACCAAGTCCGCGCATATCTTGCACGTAGTTGCCGCCCTCGAAGTCTTTCTTCTGATATTGCACCGGCATGACACTCATCACGTCGGAGCGCAGGCGCACGGCCTGATATACCACCGCCACGAGCAGAGCCTGCTGCGGCGAGCGCGTGTAGGCGATGCGCTCCATGTAGTCGGCACCCTGCGGCTTCTGCGGTTCTGGCGGCATGGTGCTGCTGGGCACTCCAGGCACGCTTTGTGTAGGTGTGGGGGCCTCGCGCTTTTGAAACCATTTCGTAAAGAAATTATTCATGTCGTTTCCTTTTTCTATTCGTTGATTTTCGTGTCCGAGGTTTACTCGCATTCATAGCCGTTTGCCCTCAGCCACTCCACCTTTTCCTTCGTCTTCTCATTCCGTGCAAAGAACAGCGAGATGGCATTCTTCTGCAATCCTTCCGTGTTCGCCACAGAATCGCATTGCCCACGCTTCACCTTGTTTTCCATCCACTCCTCAATCGTCTTGGTCGTGAAGTGCTTTATGTATGCCCCATCGTGGTTTACCGACTGAACGAAAGGCGAAGCATCTGAAGGCCGACCGCTTGCATCCACATAGCGACCCGCACCATGCGGACAATGAGGATCAGGGTATGTGATGTCAGGCAGTCCACACCTCACGAGGCTCTTCACATGCACATTCTCCCCATAGGTCTCCGTGCGTCCATCTTCACCCTTCAATGGTTGTGTGAATCGTCTGAGCAATGGCCGCTTATCGTTCGTCACAAGGTTGCTGTCACCATACATCATCCAGTTCACCTTCACCGCGTCGGCCTTGTCCTCAAGCTTCTTCATGAAGGCATGGATGTCTTCTTCCCCTGGAAGCATCAGGAACTCATCGAAGTCCATATCCATCAGCCAGTCGAAATCCTTTCCCCTCTCATCGTATGTCTTCTTGAATGCCTGTAACATTCCATATTCCTCCGGGTGCTCTTCAATCACCACTTTTCCCTTCTTCACATAGTCGGCCAACACCTCCATCATCCTTTCCTCTCCCTCGCGGTTGTTGTCGAAGATGATGATTTTGTCGAAGCCAATTCTCAGGTGATGCTCCACCCACTCACGGGCATATTGGTTCTCATGCCTACCCATCGCCATCAGCCCAATCTTTCCAGTCTTCTTCACCGGTTCCCACAAGTCTCTGTGCTCGCTCAACCACTTCGCTTGTTCCTTGATGTCGTTCTTCTTCCACGAACCACTCCCGTAGTGCTCAATCAGGCTGTCCATCTGTTGCCTGCTGATAGCCTTCCCATGACATTGAGGCTTCAACTTCTTGATGTCATCCAAGAATGCCGCGCCTGTGTCCCAGAAGTTGCGGGGGTCATGCCCCTGGTGCAAAGCCCATGCTCTATCAGAATCAAAGAACCTCGCACCACCAGCAACACACATCGGCACATTCACCCACAGGAGCATCGGAGCCAACCGAGGATGCCCGCCGTAGCTCTTGTTCGAAATGAATCCACAAGAACATTGGTCTTCCATGAACATCCAGTCGATGGGTGCCTTAATGAGCACGTCTGAATCCATCAAAATGAAGCCGTCCGGCACTAACTCCCACATTCGCTGCACCGACATCATGTGCTTGTCCGAACCATACCAGCACCCAACTGCACAACCATATTTCGGGTCTTTCTCCGGGTACTTCTCCAGTTCAAAGTCAAAGTCGATGTACTTCCCTTTCGTGTTGTCGAACACCTTCACGCCCTTCATCTTCTTCTTGAAAGGTCGTTCGTCCGAGTTGTCGAACACATACACCTTGTATTCCTCTCCCCCATGTTTCCGCAGGGAGAGAATCGCGGCCTCAGTCAGCTCAGGCGTGTTGTAATGAATTATTACGACGTTCCTTGCCATAGTTCCTTCCGTGTTATTCGTTACTTGCTGCCGTATATTTCTCCACGCAGTCCAAAGCGAACCATGAAGATGCCGTGCTAAAGTCGCCAACGATGTGCAGATAGTAGTCGCCAGGGGCTTCTGCATTCACCTTGACCAAGTGACGACCGTAGGTGGTGCCGTTGGCAAAGAATGAGTCCCGAAGAAACGCAAGGTCTTGCCATGATTGTTGCTCTTCCGTGAATGGGAAATGCTGACCGCCAAGAGGCTTGACCTTGATAAAGTCGCTAACAAGCTGGTCGAGATTGTGACCTTCCTCGGCACTACGGCTCACATAGA